ATGGTAGAAAGAGAAAGAATAAGAAGGAAACAAAAAGGTGAAAGATAAAAGAAAGGTGGCTGGGTATTACGAAGATAAAAAGAAAGTAAAGGATGGCTTTCTACTTATTGATCGTTGGAAAAATAGAAAATGGATGGAGAAAGAACGAATGAATGAAATAGAAAAGATAGATTATATTCGCAATGCAATAAAAAGTAACCTTCGAGAATATGCTACTACTCAAATGCTTAGACAAGAAGGCAAAGAAGATCTTGAAAATTCTTTAGCGTTACTTGAAGATTTAAGAGAGCCTTACTTCAAGGCCCTCAAAGATAAAATAAATAAAGGACAATTTTAAAAAAGGATTGAACGGACTATGAAATATGAATACGAAAGACTGCTGCAAATTGAAATAACCCTTAGTAAATTAGAGACTCACATTGCTTATGGACTAAGAGAATCATCTGGAATACACCAAGCTCTATGGAACATAAGAGAACTGATCGAAGGCTATATCAAAAACGAAACTGAAAAAGGAAATGAAGTTGCACCAAGTTATGCTGATGCTCAATCAGAAGAACTAGAGATTGAATACTCTATGATGCAACAGGCAATAGATAATGAAACCTGATCCAGTTAAAAAGAATATGGACAAATTTCATAGGCCAAAGACTCACCGAGATAAAAGCAAATATCATCGTAAACAATTCACATTGAAAGAACTAAACCACGAACTCAACAACGAGGAAACTAACAATGCAAAGTAAACCAAAATCAAGAATCGCTTGCATTAGAGATTATTTTGAACGTAAAGAAGGACAGACTTTAAGTGATGTTAGAAAGGAATTAGTAGCACTAAGTGATGCAGAAAAACTAGAGCTTGCTCAAGGTGCAGCTAAAGAATTAGGTTATACCCAAGAGCAAGTTGATTTTAAACTATAACACACAGGAGAAACTCCGATGATGAAAGAAAGAACTAAAAGATACGTGGCAACAGTAAAAAAAGATGCGCATGGTGACTTTTTTTTAAAAGCCATACGAAAGATAGTAAAATTTTTAAACGCACACATTGATCACACTTATTATGTTAAATGTCATGGCCGATTTGGTAAGAATAACCCTAATATTGAACGTTATCGTATGCCTTCTGGTAGAATTAACTATCGTGAATGTCGTTTAGAAGATGCTCAAAGATTAGATATTTATATTTACCAACGATAAAATAATTTGCTTTTTTTTAAATTACACATTACAATAACTCTAAAGAGCCATATAGATGAATCAGAAAAAGTTAAAAGTTTTGAGAAGAAAAGTTAAGAGGCTGCAAGTAGAATGGTTAAAAACATTATTGAACGAAGAAGAAGCCAAGCAGGTCTCTATAGATAATATAGAAGAACTAGCTCCTACTCAAGACTACTATATGGCTAATCGAACTATGTATTTATCTTACATGACTCCTAAATGGATAATGAAATACTTAAAGAAGTACCCACACATAAATTCTTATGTAGAGTTAAATGAGTATTATGAGAATTGGAAGGTAAAGAATAAAGGGAAGTTAAATTGGAAGCTCTAATCGGAGAATTAAATTATGAAGAATAATATTATTACAGCTATATGTACGTTAATCATTGTTGGTCTTTGTGCTAATGTCTTTAACAAGTATGTCCAGGAACAGTTTGAAGAACAACGTACTGAAACAAAGTACATTGATAAAACTTTAGAGGAAATACAAAAAGATATACAAGCTATAAGGGCTGAGTCAACTAGTGCTATTTCTAGAATAGAATTTGCTGATGCTAGAGATTTCATTCTTGAAAGCAATAAAAAATTCACAGAGTATGAAGTGAATATGTCAAGGAAAAGTATACAGGAATTTATTGACAGGCTTAATAGTGATATGGATCGTCTTACTCGTCTACTAAATAATAGTGAACATAACTACAAAGGTATTCAACAACAATTAGAGTTTCTTTTAAAGGAAATTCATTCTATTCGAGAAGAGAAAGAACAACAAGAAGAAACAATGGATCTTTCTCCCATACCTAAAGAAGAAAGCGAATCTATTTCTAGTGTTCAAACATATGTTGTAAAAGAATCAAAAGATCCTCAGATAATAGAAGATATTCCAAAAGAAAAATGTTCTATTATATTGGATAACGATACAAAAATAAGTACTAAAGTAATACAAAGAGCAGTAGATAGAGCTAGGAAAAAGGGTACATATAACATCTCTGCCTTTTTTAATATTAATTCCAGGGGTAAAGCAATAGATATAGATATACAATCTGATAACGCACCGCCTAGTAACTTAAAAAAAGCTGTACAAACTTATGTTTCTAGGTTAAACTTTATTCCAGATAAAATATTATCTAATTGTGAATTGAATTTTAATTTAAATGTAACTTAAATATGAGGTAAATAAAGATGGCAGAAGAAAATACATTTAATGCGGCAAGTGGTGTTGGTGAAGTAACAGGTAGAGCTTACTATGCAAGTGTAGTTACACCAAACACTACCTTTGATCATAAGTGGGAAGTCAATGTAGTTCTAGATGATGAAACTCTTATTGATTTTGAAAGACGAGGACACCATGTCAGAGAAAAAGACTATGGAAAGTTCTTGAATTTTAAAAGAAATGTCAACAAGAAAAGTGGTGGTCAAAATAATAGACCTATTCTTATTAATGAGGAACGACAACGTGTAGATACCTTACCTAAAATAGGTAACGGTTCTCTTGTTAAAGTACAATATGCTGAATACTCTTGGGAATATGCAGATAAAGTAGGTAAAGGGCGTGACTTACGGGCAATTCAGTTACTTGATCTTGTTGAGTATGCTGAACCTGATGGAGTAGGTATGTATGATGAGGAGGATTTTTAAGTGGCTACTGAAACAGAAACACAGAAACCTTATCTTACTATCGAAGATGTTCAAATTAATATTGATGACTTACCCGAAGAAGCTCAAGGAATCTTTGGAAGAGTACAACGTCTGAATCACAAGAGAGCAACCCAAACTTTAGATTTGGAAGAGACTCAAGCTAGTATTAATTGGTTTACCAGTCGTATAGTAAATATTTACAATGAAGAAAATGTTCCAACTGATGATACTAGTAAGGAGGTTAAATCCAAAACATCAGATAAGAAAGATACTTAAACCTCTATAGCTAGGCATCCACCATAAGGGTGTCTAGCTTTTTTTAACCTTATTCAAGGGGAATAAAATTGAATACCAAAGAAAGTAAATTCGTAAAGCACATACCATGCAATGCTTGTGGTAGTAGTGATGCCAATGCATTATATACAGATGGACATACCTTTTGCTTTGTCTGTAAAGATGACTCAAGAAAAAATAACAGAAAAGAAAAGACTATTGAAAGTCCTAAAGTAAGCACACTAGCAACAGATAAAAATACTTTTTTACAATCTTATAAAGGTTCTTATAATGCCTTAGAGGATAGAAAAATTAGTCTTAAAACTGCAAAGGCTTTCGGTGTCTTATCTTCTCCCAACAAACATATTTATCCTTACTTTAATAATAATGAAATAGTTGCTACTAAAACCAGGAAAATAGATACTAAGATATTCTTTTCAGATGGAGACTTCGGAGGCACAGGATTATTTGGAGAACAACTATGTCGAAAAGGTGGGAAATATCTTACGATTACAGAAGGTGAATGTGACGCAATGGCCGCTTATGAGATCTTTGATGGTAAATGGTCAGTTGTTTCTCTTAAGCGCGGTTGTGCATCAGCAGTAAAAGATATAAGAGAAAGCATAGAGTTTGTTGAGGCATATGATAATGTAATTCTCTGTTTTGATAGTGATGAAGCAGGAAGAAAAGCAGCAAGACAAGTAGCAAGAATACTAAAGCCAAATAAGACTAAGATAATGTCATTCCCTACTGGCTTTAAAGATGCCAATGATATGTTAAAACAAGGGAAGTATGCAGAATTTACTAAAGCTTGGTGGGATTCAAAAACATATACACCTTCAGGAATACTAGAACTGTCTAGTAAAAAGAATGATTGGATACAACGGGAAGATAAAATAAGTGTTCCTTATCCTTGGGAAGGTCTTAATAAAAAACTATACGGTATGCGGAAAGGAGAACTTGTTACTCTTACAGGAGGCACAGGACTAGGAAAATCATCAGTTATCAGAGAACTAGAACATTGGCTTATTAAAAATACTACTGACAATGTAGGTATTGTAGCTCTTGAGGAGAACTGGTTACGCACAGCAGACGGTATAATTTCAATCGAAGCTAACGATAGAATATATCTTTCTGAAAAAAGAAATAATTATTCAAGTGAACAGTTAGAAAATTTATTTGATAATGTAATTGAAAAAGGCAGGGTATTTATTCATGCTCATTTAGGGGCAACAAATATTGATGAAATTTTTTCTAAACTTAGATACATTATAATAGGCTGTGAATGTGAATGGATAATAATAGATCACTTACATATGCTTGTTAATGTAATAACAGAAGGAGATGAAAGACGAGGAATAGATAATCTAATGAATCGTCTACGTTCCTTAATAGAAGAAACAGGTGTAGGTATGATACTTGTATCTCATCTTAGGCGAGCAGCAGGAGAGAAAGGACATGAACAAGGAATTGAAGTATCTCTTTCTCACCTTAAAGGTTCACAAGGGATAAGTCAATTATCCGATTGTGTGATTGCCTTAGAAAGAAATCAACAAGCAGATGATCCAGAAGAAGCTAACACAACTAAAGTTAGAGTCTTAAAATCTAGATATACGGGGGATACAGGATTGGCTTGCAGTTTAAAATATAATTCAAATACAGGAAGACTTTATGAAGAAGATTTTGACTTCGCCCCCAAACAAGATATGTCCGTACCGTTTTAAAAAGATACTCTTTGATATAGAAACAAACGGTTTAGAAGGCAATGTTATACATTGTATCGTAGCCAAAGTATTAGGAGGGGATACTTACTTATTCCCACCTGATAAACTCCAGGAAGGCATCGATCTTTTATCAAGCGCAGATGTTCTGATAGGTCATAATATTATTGGTTTTGATATACCTGTAATAAAAAAACATTTTGATGTTACCTTTACTAATCATATAGAAGATACATTAGTATTATCTCGTTTAGCTAATCCTATTCTTACTGGAGGCCATAGCCTAGATAATTGGGGTTATCTTCTTTATCCCAACGATGCTACTAAAAGAAAAGCAGAACAACCTCCTAGTTGGGCAGAATACACAGAAGAAATGGGGCAATACTGTATCCAAGATGTGGAATTAAATGCAGATATATATTATAC